CTGAGCTATAGCCCCTATCTCATATACTCAACTATTACAAGTTAGCACATGATAGATTTTTTGTCAAGCCATCATATCAAATTTCACAGGAATCACCATCACAAAATACAGACCCTTCTGCAGTCAGAGCCTGCGTCATTGCAGTGAAATCGGGAACAGACAGCTTACTCGCATATTCCTCAAACTCTTCCTTAGATATCGATTCATAGGGAGCCTGCTCATATCCATGCTCTGATATAGGTAAAAACGACACCGCTTTCAATTGATCCTCATATGCTTCCAGGACACTCTGAATCTGGTTTGCTTCCTCGGGTTTGAATGTAACAGTAATCGAAACCGCATTATCAGCCCAAAACGTTTGATAGTCTACTAGGTTCTTCATCTGCTCCCAGATAGAAACATCGTTTTTTCGCTTAACAAACAGAGGCTCATGCACAGGAAAGGACACTACAGTAGTCTTGTTCCGCTCTTCCTCTGTAGAGCCATAGGCATTTGGTTCCGTGTGATAACCGGCCTGTTTGAGAATGGGAACAAGGGGATTTTCCGTAGGAATCCGAATTCGTCGCAAGTAATACTCATCATGCGGGTAGTGGATTCCGGGAGATACCCCAGGTAACAAACTCACTGAACCACTTGGTTTCACACTAGTTATCTTTATTGACTGCGGAATCGCAAGCCAGTCTGAATAAACCTTATCAAGTTTACGCAGATAGGCATAGATGTTGTCACTCCACTCCAGCATAGTCCTGCGACCATGTTTCACAAAAGCATCAATGATACCGGATTGACTTGTACCAATACGTCGGTTCTTCATCAATACTGCATTTGTTTCTTCCCAGTGTGTAGGCAGAAGGGTTACAGTCTTACCATAGAGGTAAGCATACTTAATCGTTTCCTGGTATTCCTCATAGCTCTCGTGTCGGGAAGGAAAGGTCTCTACCAGACAACACAGTTCGCCGGATTCCAAGGTTTGTTCGCTGCACTGGCCCGTTGTTACACCACAAGCTACAGAGACTTTATGGTTAGTAGGAACCGTACAACAATACACCTTGTCTTCAACGCCGTCTTCCTTGATGGACACTATGTGATTAAACTTTTGCTTGACATTATAGGTAGTCGTTTTATGAGCCAGTGAACGTAATCGCTCAAACTTTACACTGTTTGCCAATACAATGCTACCCTTCTGGCTTATGGTTAGCCTGTATGTACTATTACACAGATATTCTCCATATCCATCGTTGAAGTCCTTATAACCGCCGTTCTTGTTTTTGGCTACTTTTGAATGTACTCCAAACACCTTCAATAGACTTTGGAAACCCAATAACCAGTCTTTATGGACAGACGTTATTTGATACATGAACCCATTAGTCATGAACCCATTAGTAGTTTCACTTGCTGTGCCGTTCGCGTCCATTACACCGGCTATAAACTCTGCTTGTGATTCCTTGTCCCAGGTGAAAACTTCTAAAGGAAATTCTCTTTTGTACGCTGTAGCGTATTCATATAACTCCTGTTTTCTGGAAACTAGGCCCTGTACAATTTTACGTTCAGAAACAGACCCATCAGCTTTTGCGCTGTTTTGCTTTTTAGAGTAAGGTTCGATTATTGTGTCTGACCCCACTCCTTCTCTCACAGGAATTTCCTTTATTGAATCAAAGAGCCGATTCTCACACATAAAGCTTGACCCGTCACCAATCAGAAACCCTTTAACATATGCGCCCTGAGCTTTAATCGTTCCGTGATTACCCGTGACGTTAGATGGTTGAAGCTGGTCTCCTACTTTCAAGTCTTGTGCTTGAACCTCCGTGCCATCTTCTAGAAAAAATGTGTGATACTTAGTGGTCCTTATGACAGAACCATCATGTAGCTCCACTCTCAACATATCTTCATTCTCACCAGTAATTCTGAAGTTATCCACCGTGACCCATTGTTCCCCATCCCAAATATCTACATCTTGTCCGACCAGATCTTCTATCGGATACACACCGGTTTTTGTGGTGATGAGAGTTTCCGGGGAGAAACAGGGATTTGAGCCGCGTACATTTCTGTCCGCCCACGTTTCTCCGTCTTTCAGACGGCCAAACTTTTGCATGTTCTCCAACCAGATTACTCCTGGTTCTCCGTTCAATGCAATAGATTCAGCAATGCTGCTGTAGTCAGTCTTGCCTACTTCTGCAAAGACTGAGTTGTTACTGGCCCAGCGATGAGACTTGACTTCCTTCGGATGTTTATTATAATCCTTCATTGTGACAAATTCAGTATCCTCTGGATTACCGAACGCTATCTCTGCGCTCCGTCGCACATTACCCGCTACTACACATGCCCCAATCATATTCATTACATCCACAATATCAACAGATGTTATCTTGGTGCCTGCTCGATCATTGAACAAACCAATGATCTGATTGTGCAGGTTACGGAGAGGTGCAGGCCCGGATGCAACACCGCCAAAACCTCGAATGGGTGAACCCTCAGGACGGATCATGGAGTAATCCATCGTTTCAGGTAGTACAGTACCCTTGAAGAAAGCATCAAGAACAATCCCCAGAGATTCTACCCAACCCTCACGAGTATCTGGAATTGTGTGAATACTTCCCGCGCTGTACTTAGGTTCATGTATGGTAATGCGTTCTGCGCCCTTGGCATCAAACCCAACACCAACTCCCACCATCAGAGCATCCATGGTCCATGAAAAGACGAAAGATCCCCGTGTAGCAATGTCTTCGGTACTTATGAACGCACAATTATTAAGAGCCGCTGATCCCCGCTCTTTGACAAACTCTGTCCCCATCATCCATACGGAACCTTTCTATTTTCATAGAAAGCCAGACTATACCTTGCTGTGATTAAACCAACAGCGGATGATTATAGTCGTTGAACCTCTAAGGCAATCTTATTAATTGTGTTATCGTGCTTGAAGATTTCAATCACTTTCCTGTCTCCATACATTTGACGTTTTTGTTCGACCCTCTGTTTATATTCTTTCGTAGTTATTCCATAATACTCGATATAAACATCGTAGTCAACAAGATAAAAATCAAATATATAACCACAATTACCATAAGGAACTTCTTTTTCAAAAAGAATCTGGTTCTCGGTCAGATATTTTCCAATTAAATATTCTTGACGCGACAAATAAACCTTACCTTCGTAAAGATAAACTCGCCCCAAACCGTGTTTTTTATCGTGAAAATACTGAACATTAGACAGATCCAACACACCAAATACGTCGCTCCATTTTGAAAGATTTAAGCGATTGAGAATGGCTTCCCAATACGGACGCCCTTTACTTGATCCGTTAAACTTTTCTCTCAATGGAAGCCGCTTATATTTAATAATGTAGTCTGTAATGGTCTGTTTCAGCTCTTCTTCCGATAAATATGTATATCTGGACTGATTTACTTCACCAAATATAGCATATAAAGCATTATTCCACGATCCGTAAAACCGCTGTGCGAGACGAACCATATTCCAATCATCACGAGCCCTAGATATTCCTCTTTTCTTCATTTCGCGATGGAACATCTCTTTTGTCCATGTCGTGGGAATCAATATCTCGTTATCGTTTAACCACTGTAACAATTTCCGTGACCTACCCACAATACGATACAACTGTCTCCGGCTTGTGATTTCTCCCGATTCTATTTGATCAAGTAGTTCCTTACTTAACATAAGATTTCCTTATTTGGCTGCTGATTACCGAATCGAATACCTTATTAAACCTTTCACAATCGCAGGAAACGATTATGTGTGGTGTTATTCGCTCTAACGGCTTTCCAGCAATTTACATCCTTTAACGTGAGCTATGCGATGGTAGTTAACCCACGACCCGGAGGCAAGAATTTAAAGTTAAATATCTTGTCATACATTTTTTGTGCAGACTTTTGTGCTTTATCGTTATTCCATGGGAGTTTCAACTTGTGAACGTGTTCTTTCTGGATAGTGAATGTGCCCTCTACTACACGCCGGACAGTCTCCCACCACTGCTCATTTCGTTCACTCTCTTCTCCCCAGTTCACTTTTCGTGAATACGTTCTCAAGTAGGTGACCTCACCTAGAGGTCCCCAGTCTGGTTTGATGTGCTTGTATTCTTCCAGAAAAGAATCTGATAGCTTAAACGGTCTCGTACTCATACGTCCTCCTTAGTGTTGTTGATATGAAAGGGTAGGATTCTACCACTACAGATAGTGTTGTTACTTCTTGAACTGTCTGATGTGCTCCGCTAACTCGGAGAAATTTTCGAGCCCCCTCATAGTATTCTGAAGAGCTTCCGTCACTTCGCGTTTCTGATCAAACACTTCCAGTGTCCACGGTATATCCCCGTGCAACTTCAATAGCTGGTAAACCGCTCCCGCGTAATCCCTGATCTCTTGCTGTGCGTGTGGGTGCATACGCAGTTCTAGGAAGTGAAGGAGGTTGTGGAGATCAATATTCCAGAAGAATTCAGTATACTGGCCCATAGGCATGATTGTACGTGCTTGCTCTCGCGCTACTCCAGAGTCCAATGCCTTGCGGTAAAAAGTCTCGGCCTCATCATAAGCAAGATTGAGATCTTCTTTGATCGAATCAATTACTCCATCCATCCGGGGTCATCTCCTTTTTCTGCTTCTAGTCTTTTTCGTTCCTTTTTCAATTTCTTTATCTCTGCGGTTAAAGCAATACGCTTGTTTTCCAAGCCTTCTACTGAAGAGATATCATTGATCCGGCTTTCCATTCTGTTTGCACGATACTGTAACTCTTCAATCATACCCAGCAAATAGCTGAAGTTGCGGGTCTCATATGCTTTCCGCATATCGTCTAATATATCACAGAGATAGCGTGTTCCCTGTGCCTGAAATTCTCCCTTTTTCTCATTCATCACTTACCTCCATCTCCCCATATAGTTCATATACCTGTTCCCCCCAGATATCTACCGCCATGTATTTGGCGTCTACGTCAGAATACATTACTACTCCTTCAACTGTAAAGATAGGTCGTGATCCATTCTCAAGTGGTCCCGTTATGACATCAAACAATTTAACTTTGTCCCCTTCATAGATGCGTCGAAAATTCCTATCTACTTTACCGGTCCAACTCTCGACAACTACACCGGATTGAGTGGGCAATATTTCGTCGTCACTGATATATACTATATCGGCTTCCAAGGCGTCTCTCAGGGTGACGGTTTCCATTTCCCCCTCTTCATTGGGGTAGCGTATTCGTAATCTAACGGAGTCGGGATAACACATTAAACCTTCTCTCCCTTTACCACTTTCACTGTACTGGTATAATCGTTTCCCCGCCAGACCCGGAACACGCGATCACTGAATTCCATTACATCGGATTCCTTACTGTGCGTAATCAGTAGTATTTGGATACCCAATTTCTTGCTGAGTACGTTGACCATTTTCATCACGGACTCCTGCAAGTCCTCGCTGACGTGTTTGAACGGTTCATCGAGAATGAATAGAGGCCGTGTTTCCGGATTCGATATATTCCAGAGAGCAAGACGTAGAGCAAACGCAGCCACATCAACAACACCAAATCCACTAGACGCCAGTGGCGTATAGCGCTGATTGTTGCGCGTGAAGTATAGGTTTGCTTCAGTCTTATTGCGCTTTACCTGGAAATCAATCTCGAATCCATAAGCTTCATCACTGTATACTATATCAAGCGCTGATGTGATAATCGGCTCAACACTTAGTTTCAACTTCTCCTGAGTGGATAGGGCTACGTCTTGCACAATCTTCTGCCCTTCTTCGATCACATATAACTCTTTCTCCAGTGCCTCCAGTTTGTCATTCAGCTCATCTTTCATCTCCAGCAACTTACTCTTTTGTCCACGCAGCTGCTGGATCTCTTTCCCCATGCGGTCAAGGTCTTTTAAGATATCCATTCAAGTACCCTCAGTTTTGTTTCATCGCGAACATTATTACTCTCAAGGTAAGACATCACGTTATCATAGAAGTCGAGTGTAATATCCTTGGCTTCCTGGAAGCGTTCGCCCAGCTTTTCCAAGCGTTCGTCTCGTTGCTCCTTGATCTCAATATGCTCACGATCCAGTATGTCATTTTCAATAGGAACAGGAACCTTGTCGACCTTGTTGGTCTCGGAATCAAAAGTGAAGACAAACGGTACATGCTCTACCTGATCGGCATTATCCCTTTTGAGTGACCCCGGATTGATTAGGACTCGGGAATCATCCGCAATGACGAATTGCTTATGGTTATCCCCTGTAAGAATGATGTCGTATTCAGGGAATTCGTTCAAGATATCCCGCCCCATCAATCCCTTGACGTGAGCGTTCTCCTCGTCCAGCACCATACCGTGATAGATAGCTATGCTGGTCCCTTTCCTGTAGTTTTTATTATGAGCAATCTCCTCTCCATAATGGAACCCGTATACGCGCACGGGTCCAAAGGCATCTTCCTCAGCAAATACCAATGGCTCGCCTGATGGGATGGAGTGAAACCTGTTGATGAGTTCCATGATCCCTAACGTGGTCTTGTGCTTCATCTCAGGGCTGTGATAGAGAAGATCATGATTGCCCCAAACCCCATACATCTCCGGGAGCTTACGCGCCATCTCATACGCAAACGTGAGAGGTTCGGAGCGCTCCCGCGCCAGATGAAAAACATCCCCATTACACAGGTGAATGTGATCATGGAATGTCTCTCTCAGCCATTTCAGTACGGCATCCTGGTTGGCAAGGTAATCGTCTAATCGCGCCTCCGGAGCAGTTGATCGCAAGTGCATGTCTCCATACATTACAAATTTCATACCTTGACTCCTTCTACGGGTGACCCACAGAGCGGGCAGGTTTCTCCCATTTCCTCGTGATATCGTTCATGAAGACTTTCAAGCCGTTCCGAAACCCCTTCTATTTCTTTATCCGTCTTGGTATGGCGATTCAGTAAGGTGTCTATCTTTTCCGCCCGAGTACTTGTTTCTTTGATTCTAAGCTGTAGAGCATCTAATTCTGAGAACTCAATTTCAGGCAGTAGGCCGGATAGGTTGCCAGTAATTGACCGGTAGTTATTGATGATTTTATCTAGGTGGCGTTTCTGCTTCCTACTATCTTCAATTTGCTGAAGCAGGTACTGGATAGTTATGATTTGATCATACACAGAGTCTACATTTTTGTAGGACTCCAGACTCCGTTCCACCTTGTCATATCTATCCAAAGCGTCTTCAATTTTCCGGAAAGCTGCATTCGTTTTAGCAACCGCTTCGCGTACTTTCGAAGCCTGTTCGTGCTTGCTCTCTAGATCGTCCAATACCTCATACGCCTTCAACTTATCATCGATATCAGCTTCTTGGGATTTGGCAGTTTTGGTATTATTGCGGTTTTCTCGCAAATCCTTTTCCGCATTAGACAATGCTGTATCAATCAGTCCTAAATTGGTATAGGAATTGATACGGCGGATCACCTCACCGCTTGTCTCCGCGAAGAGGAAGAAGTTATGTTCCTGCTTCTGAATATTGGTATCAGACAGATTCATAAGAGATACGATCTCATCAGGTACAGTCTTACCCATTGCCCTGAACTCTTGAGGTTCCTTGTCATCACGGGTAACCACGTAAGCATTATCCACGCCTTTTACCCGTTCAAGGGTAACACCGTCATCAAACTTCAACTTTACACGGGTATCTTTCTCTGGTTTGCCCTTCTTGTTAATGGCCCAGTGAGATATAAACCCATTGCCATCTGGACGGTTTTCCGCTACAAGAGAGACAGCTCTCATGATCGAAGATTTCCCGTGGTCACTAGTACCGATGAATGTGTTCACTCCCGGATCTAATTTGATCACTGAGTGATCATGGGACTGAAAATTCTCTAATTGTATTTCTGTAAGCATGTCTCCTCCTCTTATAACTTATCAGAACTGTTATTTCTCGTCAACCTCTTTATCAGAAATCAAGGATTCGAATGTATCCCAGTCCATCATCACAATCGGGTTCCGAAACTTCTTCCTACGATGCACAATTATCCATGGCCGATCTTCCCTCTGATTATCACGTGCTTGCTCAATAGTCTTCACTAATTGAAAGGATTCACCTGATTTACATTCGAAAGAGAAGGGGAAGCGTTTTGCAGCTTCCCCTCTGAGAATAATATCCACGCCATGCTGCCCCATGGGACGACTTTGGATTTCCATTTCGTCTTCAGCTCCCCAGGGGATACCGGATATTTTTGATAGCTTTTCCGCCACCCACTTTTGAAGACGTAATCCTTTATTTTTATTTGATCTTACGGTTGCCATCAATCAAACTCCACCCCATCATACTGATCACCCAGGAACTCGTCATCGTTATAATATTCAGCGGATTCTTCGAAAATTTTAATGGCGTGCTCATCCACTTTCTTTTTGATCAACTTACCTACCTTCTTGATGAACGCTTTAGGTGCTGTAGTATTATCCATTATCCCATATAACGCCATTTCGATCTCATACTGGGTTTCCTCGGAAAGACCGGTGTCACTAAGAAAATCCACGATATCTTCAGCGATACTATCAATATTTGTCTCGAATTGGAGGGAGTTAAGATGGTTTCGAATTCGTTCCCACATTACAGCTCCTTTGCCGGTCGTGCTGGACGAATCTTGTCTTCCACGGATAACCATTTATCCACTGTCTTTTTAGCTATTTCCTGTTCAAGTTGATTCTGGATGATGTGCTGGATAAGAGACTCGCGGTCAAGTACTCCGAACTCATTTACATACTCTGACTGGACTTCGGGGTTTTCCCTGATCCACGCCAGGATATTGTTTTGGGTCATACGGCCACTACCAGCCTTGATGTCTTCTGTGGCCTGATCCAAGAGATCGCGTTCACTCAAGAACTCTTTCAGCGATGCGCCGGTTACTTCTCTGGTCTCTTCTTTCCATGCGATATTATTGACCACAGCAGCTTCTTTAAGCTTACCAGCATCGTCCCTCAAGTCATAGAGGTAGTCGATATTGGTGCCTACGTCATCCACCCCGAAGGCGGTGAGGAAAGTCAGAAAAATACTCCGCTTGGGGTATGGACACCGGCTCTTCATAGCCTTAAACTCGACTGTCTGCCCAATCATGCGCCCCTCTTCCATGATCGTCTCACGTACACGCAGAGACAATCGCTGGTCGGCGTAAAATTCAAGTGCCCGCCCACCACTAATAGTATCTTTTGGTCCAAACATTCCCGCATTCAAGTTGTCGCGAAGCTGTGAAATTGCAATAAATAGGATCTTGTTGTCACGAATATTCTTGATCATGGTCCGGAATAGCTTTGAAGCATATTTGGCGCGTTCAGCGCCGTAGCTCTTCTTGGTGTATTCCTTACCCTTTTCATGGTACTTCGCTCGTTCATCCATCTCTTCCATTTCGTCCTGAGATGACAAGCTGTCCCAGGAGTCGACCACATAAATACCAATGTTCTTACTTGGTTTCGATTTCGCGAAGTTAAAGAGATCTGCTTGAAGTTCTTCTATGGTGTCCACATCCTCGACAAATGAGTCTTCCAGAGAGAATCCGTACATCCGCTGGGTATCAAACGTATTCCCTCCCTCTTTATCGAGATAACGAATGGATACGTTATCTCTACCAAACTTTTTCATTGCTTGGTAGATGATTTCTGTGGAGAGAATACTCTTACCCGCTCCACTAGGTGAGGCTATTTGAACCAGTTTTCCCACCGGTCCAGCGCCTCCACCCATGATCGTATCAGCCAGGGCATTGCCGAAACTGATGTATGGTAATTTTGGTTCTTCTACCATATCTTTTCCTTTGTTGATGTATGCGACTAATTGCTCCGCGACTTTCAAAATAAGCCCCCTCTATATGAGGGGGTAGGAGAGGAATCAGAATGTAACGTCTTTGTTTTGATTGTAACGCTCCTCGCATTGTTCATATACGGGGCAGTCATCGCATTCCTCGAATTCGTCAATGTCTTTCCCGAATTCGCCTCCAGCAGGACACGCCGGATCTTCAGGGGCTGTCTTAGCCTTGCGCTGTTCCCGACGACGCCGACGGCGCTCTTCCCGCATCTCGTCTCCGCTGGGTACGGGGCTGATGTCTCCAGCAGATTCAGCATCAGACTCGGAGGTGGTAGCGGGAGTATCTTCTCCACTGGATTCACCAGTTCGAGATCGTCGAGATCGTCGTCGTGGAGCGGGTTCATCATCTTCATCATCGGAATCGTCCTTATTTTCCGTAGTTGCCTCAGCGAGTCCACTGTACTGGGTATCTTCTTCATCGTCGTCGTCATCATCGTCATCAGATTCAGCGAAAAAGGTACCATCGAGCATAGCCTCCAGTTCATCATAAGAATACTGTACAATGTATTCATCCAGGGCAGGCAGACTGTCCAAGATCCCGAGATCAATTGCTTTCTTACGCGGAACGAACTCCATTTCATCGATGGGACCGATTACGGGCTTACCCTTATTGTCCTTGATGTTGGCGGGTTCAATCCAGAACTCCAGGCTGTGTCCATTGGCTCCTGGGTGCGCAAGAATGATTGCGGAATCCCCACGATTGCTGCGAGACATCTTCTTCTTCAGCTTGTCCCCAAAGAAAAAGGACGAGTACTCCATGACATAAACTTTGTCGTCGGCATGGTTCAGCACGAGAAAGAAATCTCGTTCCGTATCATTCAACGACTTGATCTCATCCTGGGTGGCTTTGCTCATGCTCTTCCAGTCATTACCGTTCTCGTTAAAGAGTTCCTGCTTACGCTCACAGAAAGGGCATGCCTTACCAAAGTTACCTCGTGGACACAGTACTTTGAATTCGCCCATGGGGGTCTGGATTCGGTGAAAGACCAAAGTCAACCGCCAATCCAAAGGAGCTCCCCCACCGAAAGCTTTCTTCAGCTTCACATACTTCGGGTGCTTAGGGCTAGCCGGGAACGGGAGGAAGTCGAACACATACGGAGGATCGTCTTCACCACTCGGTTCAAACTTGAACTTCTCAATCCCCGTTTCCTGTTTCAGTCGAGCGTAATCAAATGTCATAATTCGCTTGGAATCCTGAACAGGTGCTGCCTTTGCGTTTTCAAACTCTTCACTTCCAAGTGCACTGTAATCGGGCATAATTACTCCTTTTCTTCGTCTTCATTGATTGCTTCTTGCCGTCGTTTCCGGGCAAGTCCATTGATTTGATCGTCTGCTACTCGGTCGGTGTTTGCACCACTCGGCCGAGATCCCCGCCCATCTACGTTGTTGAAGTACTCATAAATGTACAGATCAACAAGCTTCTGGACCATATACCTACGCTGTCGAATTGCTTCCGCTGCGGAAGCTGTCTGGTTTACCACACGTTTCTGCTCAATTACTTCTTGCCGTTTGGAATTGACTGCTTTGTCAATGTCTACCAATTCTTTGACTACAGATTCAGTGATCTTACCATCATACCCATAAGTACCTTGCCGTATCTTATACGCTGTTTCTGCCTCAAGTACGGAGAGTTCCAGCTCTAACTGAGACAGAGTTTTCTTCTCCTCATTCAATTCCTCATCATATTGATAAAGAAGTGATGATTGATATTCCAATTCCTCTTCCAACGCGTATCGATCAATACGCACATCTTGTTCAAAATTCAACTTTGCCATTATTCCTCCTCTTACCGATTATCTCCGCTGCCTGTGATCTTCCCTCTTTCCAGTCGAGAAAGTAGCTTCTGCTGATTATCAAACAGAATACCTTTCCAGTCCCATGAATTCAACTGCACCTCTTCATAGAGGTAGTCAAGAATACTACGATATGTCTCTACAAAATCTTCCTCCTTCTCAAATCCATAGAGAAAGCCATCGCTATCCCGGATCATCTTCTTGTATAGCTCTTGCAGCCGGAATACTTCGCGGTGCCATTGCTGCGAGAAATCCAGACGGTTTCGATTTCTAATTGTAACACGATCTGTAAGACCGAGATGAGTTCCAAGAAGCCCCATGTAATACAGTACATCACCGAGTTCTTTCTGCATATTGGAAACAACCTCAGCCTCTACCCGTTCGTCGTGGTGGTCGAGAAGACTATCAAAGTACTCGTTTAGTTCCCCACCCACACCAAGAACTGATGCTGTCACTGCATCTTTCTTGCTCTTGTGAATAGATGTCATGGGCGTCCATTCCGCGTAATCCCTGAAAGCCCGTGTTGCCGCTTTGTTGTGTTTACTCGCCATCCTCACTTCTCCTTGTTCCTAAGATAAGCTTCATAGCATGCCTTTACAAGTCCCGGCATACCAGATCCCGTTGTGTATCCATTCACAGCAATCAAAGCATTGAATGCCCTGTTGTTTTCTCCATTGAGTAATACTTTCGTCATGTAACTTCGTAATAGCATAACCACACTCTCGGGATCACTGGAAGTGCGTTTAAGTACACTCGCCACATCATTCCATTTCATGTTATATTTGATGAGTGACCTCGCGATCTCGATTACCTCGGGTTCTTCGTCCGGGGTAAGCCCTTCTATCAGTGAAAGTGCGGCCTCTTCATCGAGATCACGAACCTGATTAAGGTAAATCAAGCTATCACGCACTACGCGATTGCTTGTTTTTGCAATCTTGGCCAGAACACGCCTGGAAATGGGTATAGACTCCTCTTCAGCAATATGTTCCAAATAGTTTACGAGTTTCTGCTGTTCCGGTTTCCGGAGATGGTACTGCGCCGCCCGAGATACAACCGTTCTCTTAATCTTCTCCGGATTGGTGGTACAAAATACCACATAGGCGTGATCGGGTGTTTCCTCTAATACATTTTTAAGCAATACATCCTGAGCTTCAGAGGTAAGACGCTGACACTCGTCAACGATATACATCTTTCTTTGGCCGAAAGCCTTATACTGTATCCGGCTGCTGATATCCCGAGCAAACTCAACTCCATTAGAATCTGCGGCGTTTATCTCCTCAATCACCGCAATTCCAAGGTGCTGGGCGATCAAACGAGCAACAGTAGTCTTGCCTGTGCCGCCCTCACCAACTAGGAGATAGAAATGGTTATGGCTATCGGAGTTTAACATCGATTGCAACGATGACACAAGTGCATCGTTTCCAATAATTTCATCCCAGTCTTTGGGTCGATATTCTAAGTGCAGCATGCGTTCTCCTTTACTTTTCTTTTAAAGTATCACATATCTTTAAGAAGGTCAACTATTTTCTGCTTGAGTTCAGGAATTGGTAGGGTATCAAACCCGGATAATATTTTTTGATAGATTCGTAAACCAGAAGGGGTCTGAAATTTTGAGAGACGTACTTCTGATCGACCCTCTTTCCGAAACAACCGAAACTTCCATGTCCCCCATCGCATCGTCTCGAATTCATACTCACGGTCTCCACGTTTAATTATTTCTGAATTCCACTTCATATTACCCCCAATTCTGACTTCAGATGTATCGCGTCATCAACAGAGAGATCACCGGCATCCCCCTCCTCCAGCTCAATCAATTCCGTGTTAACTCCCATAGCTGATAGCGTTGTAGCTTTCTTACGTGCTATTTCCTGTGCCTTATCCTCGGGGTCAAATATGAAAAACACGCGATCAAAGTGATGTGAGAGCAAGTTCATTTGACTGCTACTGAGAGCAGTGCCGAAAGACACTACGGAGTTATCTCCAAGCTTCATGGCGTCAAACACACCCTCGACAAGTATCCCTGTCCGAGACCTCGCGTTATCAATATTGAACAAGGTGTTCTTGTGAAATACCACTTCGTTTTCTGGCGAACACGTCAAATACTTTATCTTGCTGTCCACATATGAACGTCCTTGATACGAAACGATCTTCCCCCTCAAGTATATAGGAATAATGATGCGGTAACTGAATTTTGGAGCAGCACCTGTTACTCTCAGATCATACTTTGGTATGATGTAATCGGGATCAAATCCTCTCGACTCCAAATACTTCTTATGCCTCTTTTTGAAGTCCTTTGTACCTGGGGGTGTGCATGTTGCCGCTCCTCCTCTCGGAACTTCAACTGCTGTGGCTGTAGAATGAGATAGGATGGTCCCGTACTCATTTTCTACCTGCCGCAGCGTCTTTCCTGATACTGCCTTAATGTAACTGTACCAGGAATGACTACCACACTTCCAACAATATGGCCTTTTTCGCCCCTTAGTGTCAAGCCCTAGATGGTTATAGGTATCACCACAAAAGGGACAACTAACACCTACGTGCCCTGCGCTTACATTCTCTCCCGGACCCCACCATGGTATCCCGTGGTCATCTAGGAAGCGAATCACGTCAAACACTAATCTTCTTCCTCTCTGAGCCCTTCAACTAGTTCTGAATAGCAATCATCGCAGAGATCGATATATCCGTCGAAATCTTGAACTGGGTTTTCTGTCCCTGCCCAAGTTAAGACATTTCCCGTTACATGAAGACGATATATACCGGTTCCACCATACTCTGCATCTTCCATTTCTCCACATTTATCACACACCATTTTTTTCATCACGTACCTCCATGATCAAATCACAGTCATCCCCAATCCTAGAAGGGTAAAAGACTGAAACTATTCTTTCTTCACCCTCATCACTGAGTACTTCATACTCGTATGCGCGAAAACGCATACATTTTTCGCGCAGTGGACACATCTCGTGAGGGTAGTCGTACCGCTTACCCACACAGCGTGCCACGTCATTCGGAAGTTTCATAAGCCCTCTACGTTTACCACACGGAGTCGTGACGGCATCATGTAACGGATCTCACCGATACCGTTCTCCAGCTTGAGAAGAACAGGACTTTCGTTCTCATATCCGACAACATCAAACTCCCCATGAAGATCAAAGCGGTCGGCGTAATCAAGGTTTTTGGCCTCCACTGTGAACTCAGCGGAGTCAACTTGCTTGAAATTATCAAGTTTGTTGTTGAAAATATCAAGGAGAAGTCCTGTTTCTTCACAGTAAATGAGAGACATCTTACCCATGGTCATAAGCACTACAAAACCATTTTCGGGATCTGTTTTCCAGAATGTCTCAAATCCTTCTCGATACTGTTTCTTAATCTGCGTCCTATACATCGCGTACTCCTCTGCTAGAATCCAATCCGAGTCGGATTCTTGATCTTCTGCAATAAGTGAGTGGCTACTACTGAAAGAGTCATCACTTCCTCTACCTCGTATCCTACCATCTGAATCGTATCAGGAGAAACAATAAATGCTTTGTTCTGACCCTGGGAAATCATATCCACGAGATCAGGATGTTCCTCGTTGTCGTCTACTTCGTCGTTGTCCATGCTATTGGATACCTCCAGTTCATCATCACTTTCGTAGTCTTCACTCTCTTCTGGATCTACCTCGTCGGGTTCCATTTCCTACTCCTTCATGCGTTTGTATTCCTAGTCATACTCATTTTCTACGGCAAATGCCAAGTCTTCAATTATATTTGCGATAATTGTTCCAGTTTGGTAATCGGCGCTGATCTTACCATGTAATTGCTTTTCCCGTTCTGCTTCTTCACGTAAGCTCCTAGACCAATCCCTGATATAACGAATTATTTCTTCCCGCTCGCTATGCAGCCCCGTTTCCCCTTTTCTCTCATTCTCTTTCCTCCGGAAACCATCCCATTTCTGTAAAGTAATGTAGTCGCGATCACGCTGTACACTATCAATGAGAATCCGAACCGCCGCCTGTAAGTTGGGGTTTTCCTGTAATAACGTATCTACTGTCTTCATACTTTCTCTCCCTCTCTAAAATTACCAGATACTTGTACCCGTGTCAAGCCGCAAGTGTAAACTCTTCATGCTCGTCATGACTTGACCAGTTTTCTCGATACACTTCGCCAGTCATTCTCAACGGCATAGTGATCCATAGGTGCCGGTCTTTCACGTCAGTAATGAAATGCTTCTTGATCAGGGACTTCATCATTCCAATCTCGTCTTCCGGCACTTCCAAGATGAAGCTGTCATGGATCTCTGCTACAAAGCGGCTCCTCATACCTCGTTCCTGAATTTCCTCAGTTAGGGAATTGATACCCTGCAATAGTACGTGGAAGCCGCTGCCCTGAATGGGATAGTTGCCGACCTGATTCATAGTCATGAGTGATGTGTACAGGAACCCAGTCTGAGATACTACATAGCCTTTACGGATGTAGGTTTCCCATTGCCGTTTCCGCCACTCATTTAGCTCCTCGAATCGTTCCTCCCAATACACTCGGTAGATTTCTTTTGTATGATCCAACCAGTCATCGTAAGATTCAATCCCTACCTTAGCCAACTCAGCTTTGAGTTCGTTGGTAAGGTGTCCATGCCACAGATTATACCCGAGCATGCGGGAACTGGACCCGTACTGTAAGGCGAAGTTAGCCGTCTTACCCACAGACCGCATCTTCTTGAATAGCTTTGAATCAATGTCTTCCTTCTTGATCTTGAAGAGATCCTGTGCGGTATCTGCATGCATATCAGTATCTTCATCCAGAAGATATTGTGCCATCACTTTATCTTTGTGATAGTTACACCCCATGAATCCTTCAAGTGACGTGTAGTCTACATCAAGAAAAACATACCCTTCCCGAGGGACAAACACAGACCGGATCATTTTCATCATTTCCTCATCCCGCTTGGGAATGTTCTGGAAATTTGGATTCTGTGAGCTAGAGCGATAACTTGCTACCAGATTCAACGAGTAATCGGGATGGATTGTGTCTCCTACTACTGCGCGGCGAATACCATCGAGAAAGGTATCTCGTGTCTTTACCGCCGCCTTATAATCAGCAAGCAGATTAGCAATCTCTACACCATGAACTTCATAGAACCCCCGCAATACATCGGTAGTAGTGCTGGGCTGTCCATTCTTAGTGCGTTCGATAACCGGGAAATCAAGACGATCATAGAACAACTCAATGAGATGGGGACCGCTATTAGGGTTGAAATCTTGCCAGTCCTTAACCTCGGGAGAACTCATTATCTTCTGGTATAGGTTCATAGCCCGCTTGTCCAGTTCGATATAGTTCTTTTGCAACGCCACGGTATCAACTTTGAAGCCATTGATAGTCATCTCACATAGGCTCTGCTGCCCCTTGTGGAAGAGAGAGTAACCGTGCTTTAGATTGTCATTATCGAGTACTTGCGGCATTTGTTTTTTCGCAATGATGTAGGTATGCCATGCATCCTCGCCATTATATTGCAGTAGTCTAGGCAGATCCGCTTCCTTGATGCGGTTGATTGCATTAGGATTCTTCTCGTCATCGGCGGATAGGAAGGCATCAATTTCGGCGTCGTAACCAGCAATCCCGTTTAGTGCAAAGGTTTGGAATTTCAGACTAGTGATACCGGGGCGGTTATCGATCACATGAGAACCGATAACACCGTCCCACTTCCAGTTAGCGATGTAGATATCTAGGAAATGCTTAACCCATTCAATTTCGTACTTGATATTCCAGCCATACTTGTCAGCACCATTCGTGAGTACTTTCTTTAGCAGGCGTGTAGTGCGCTCTTCCCGTGGATGACGGAATGCCCAAATACCTTTACCGTCGCTGAAACCCCACGTATATATCTCGTGACCCTCGGCATAGGGTTTGAGTCCAGTAGTCTCTATATCGAAGGCAAAGTCCGGGGCTTTATTGATCTCGCGCAAGAACTTCCGGATATCATCTTCTGTTTCTAACAGAGTCACTTCCGGGACATCCATTATCTCAAAATGCTTTGAGAGACCGTTGCGTAACTGCTTCTTGATAAAGGTATCAAGTACGCGAAAACTGTCAGTCTGTGCCAAATAATCATCTTCCCAAAGATTCTTGGCAAAACGAGATTGCGGTCGGTACTTTAGAATTCCTTTCTTGCGCCGTTCCAACTCAGCCAGCGCATCTTCGGGGTTGAATACAGGAATCACCAGCGCCTGTAGATTTTGGTCGGGAATAGTAAATCCCGGAAATTTCTTGTAATCAGCGAAACTGAAACGACCACTGGAAACGTTGTGATACAGAGTCTTCATGGCCGTGGGGCCAGCTATTATGATTTTCTCTGGTTGCAGTCGTTGAATGTTTGCGATCAGCCGTGAATGGCATCCTGCAATAGACTGAGGGGATACCGGAGTATCCTTGCCCTCATAGGCGGACTGATAGCATTGTACTGCGTGAGTCACCCAGATATCATCTCTGTTGAGCCCAATACCTTCTAGCATGGAGAAGAAGTAACGGTGTTCCGGTGCAGTAAAAGGATCTCCGCTACGGTCTTCACGTGCTGTAACGTGATCGAAGACCACCATGATCTTTTTCTTACCTTTACCATAGACACTGAATTTAGGAGACTTACATAGCTCATAGGCTTTGCATGTCTCACACCCACTCATCCTCGGTTCTTTCTTCAGTGTCTTGATCGGCTTTTTCTCTATTTCCATAAATCCAGCCATTCCTATCTCCTCTCCGTTCTTTTTTTTTACTGGTTCTGAGTCTTCCGCTTCGTCACGTAAGGAGTTGATAATCATCAAACTGATACTCCCTACAAAAATGAACCAGATGAAAACTTGTATGCCTCTGCCGTCATTCACCGCATCAGGTATGGCATTGAAAATGATATCAGCGCTACGCCCACTCTGTGCCTTACGTACTTCCTCAGTAACTTCACCGCTACTGATAAGAGATAATCGTTCAGATATCAAGGAATTGAGATCCCTTACTTCTGATTGTATCAGTTCTTGCTCTGCTTGTATAGAGCGGATTGTTTCTTCACGGGTTGACTGATCAAACTCTTCCCGCTTTTCCTGTAATCGTACTCTTGCATCATCCCTCTGTGTGTATAGCTCCTCCAGGACTGCATCATTTTCGGCGGTTACCTGTATCTCATAGCTTTCTGTCTGTGCCAGGGTTCCGCTGAGAAGGAAAGACCAGCCAAAGAATAACGTCACCATTTCCAACATGACATAATTTATGATGTAACGCTGTTTCTTCGTTCTCATCCACTTAGAAAATGCTCTTGGAGCAAAGAGTACTATTGCAGCTCCTGACATTACAAAGCCAATGGCTTCGAGGTTTCCAGGAGCGAGCTTCAGCATGGAAATGGTCATTACCCCAAGTTGCACAATGATAGCGATGAAGAGTCCTGTGCTATCGATAAAGACATTGAAACCTTTCTTGAAGTTCACCGTTCTACCCACATATACATACGCTTTCCTTGCCCCACGGCGCAGATAAAATCAGCATCACCGAATATCACGTCTGCTTCCATTTCAATCGCTGGAAGCAAGACATCGGGATGGATATCAAATTCAAATGCAGATGTGTGTGGCACGTCTTCGATTTCTTGTGTATACCGTGCTTTCACTCCCGTTGTCGTGATCACTGCCTTGGAATCTGCCACTTCGATATGCAGCGTCATGTCCTTCTTCTTGAACTCGTCATCAAATGCTTTGGCCGATTTAAGTGCTCTCATCCACGATTTAGAGTCTGTAATCTCAAATGACTCCGTAAGTGCCTGTGTATCGGGAATAAAATTCGTAATAGCTTCAGGTTTGCCCACGTTCTTAGACATACTCAAGAGGCCGCTTGGAAACCAGAAAGACAGGCTGTGGACTTTGTTCAACACTGATTCCGGTTCCTGACCGATAGCATCCAGTACCTTATCGATTCCGATACTTAGTTTAGTATCAGGGAGTTCACAATAAGCCTCGGCTATCCTCATGCCGTTTGAGGCATAAGCAATACCGTTCACCACATAAATGTTACTGTACTCCACGTTCTCGGGAAAGATTGATTTCGAACAGAATTTGATTGCATCCGTAATAGACGAGGGCACGGGAATGAAGTCCTCACGAGGTACTGTTTCAACGTAAAAGGATTTCATGTAGTAAGCAATAGAGCGAAAGGGGTAGTTGAAATCTGCTTGCTTGCCATCAATCTCCACACTCACGCTATCCCTCCCGAACAGCAGATAGACTTTATCGCTCTTCGTCTTCGCGATCATGGTCTCTATCTGCTTCGCCGGTAAAGCCATCTCTTGCGGAGCATCAAACGGCTCCAGCCAGTAATAGAGTCCGTTGAAGGCATAGGCATAACTACCGTCAAAGAAAACCCAATTCTCATAAGGTACATTGAAGCGCTTGTATACAATAGGCTTCACTCGTTGTAAAAGATGTTGTAATGCTTCCTTATCTATATAGAGATCTTTATCATCCACTTTTTACCTCCTCTGCTATCTCTTGGATACGATTCAGCAGTGATTCCCTTTCCTGCCGTGCGGCTTCAACTTCTTGATATAGGGTATCCAGATGGGCCTGTGCCATGACCACGCTATGCCCTGTTCTCATATCTAACATTTTTCTGATTTCTGATATCTTAATCAGAATATCAGCTGAGTTCCCCGTGGAACCCCCATGGCTGGTTTTTCTTGTTTCCACCATCTTGCTCCTCTGAATTCATTCCCTCATCAACAACAGATTGCTGTGCCATTACTATCTCATCATAGTTAGGTATTTCCTTCATCCAACGCGCATCAAGTATGGGACGCGCTAGCGCCAGTGATTGCAGACAAACTACTTTATCAGATTGGTAGAACTCATCATGCCGTCCTAGGACTGACAGTCTCATAATACCTGCTCTCTTTTCCGCTTCCGATTGCAATATACTTACCCAATGTGAAGCGTAATCAAACTTACGGCTACTTCCGCTTGCTTCCTGCGGCCCCACTTCGTACTTGGCCCCCATCTTATTGTACTGAGAACCAAATACAACCAGGGAATCACGATCCTGTGCGATCTTAGCCTTCACGTCTTTCCATATCTGATCCACTGCATCATGACTTGCACCTCTGAATCCGTTTTCGTTTTCGAGGAGCTTATCGTAGTCGATCACAACCACATCTATCTTAGCATCTTCATATTTCTCCACACGGTCAAGGGCATCGGCGATATCGCTTACTTTACGCCCGCAGTGATCGTGATCAAAGAAAAACAGTTCACCGACACCAGAGAACTTACTGAAGGCATCTTGAAACTGGACTGTTTCCTGGAGATCTAGTCCACCTTTATCCTTATACTCGTACTGAATCATCCCCTTTTCGTCAAAGTATGGAACCGGGACTTCTTCGGTCTCATGGCGTGTCTGTCCCATGAAGTTCTGGAACAGGCGCATACCCATAACGTCTTTATCCATTTCATAGGAGAATACGGCGACGTTGAGATTGTTATAGAGTGCATAATACCCAAGTTGAAACATGAGAAAACTCTTACCTCGCTTCGCCGGTCCCGCAACAGCCAGGATATCACCGCGATACACATCACGAAACAACGCCTGCAACGCCGGGTACGGGAACTCGATCATTCCCTTCTTCATGTTTGCAAACATGGAATGAATGAATGCGGGATCACGAAAAGGCTGAACCCCTACGTTCACCACAGGATCTACTTTATTGTAATCCAGCAACGCTCTCTTAGCCATATCGACATTACCTATAGTTACGTGACCTTTTATTTGATCAGCAAGAACGACAAGTGAGCGTTCTTCCATGTAATCTTGGGCTTTGGCGATGTAGTAGCGATCACTGAATGTGTCAGGATTTTCTATATACCTCTTGTTCACGTGCTGGAGTACGTTGTACGTGGTATCACTTGTATCTTCATCCATCTCTCGCTTACGCGAGGCAAAAATATCATGAATGAGTGTTCCCGGTGCTTCCCCGAAACGATCAAAGTGATCCAGACACCAAGAGACAACTCTACGTATGGTGGGCTCCTCTATGAGGTTAAGGTGAAGTGTTTTACGTGTTTGCTCTAGAAACGGGGTGCTTACGATAGCTCCGGTGAGAATATCCTTCTCCACCTCGTTCTCGATCTTGGTGCGTTTATACTGTGCTGCCACACATTACCCCTCGTGTTTCTTTCGCGCTGCCTCTAAGTATCGGTCCTTCAGTACAGTCAACAGACTTCGCTCCTCCACGTCAATACCTTTAATGACGGCTTCTGTGACTGTTTTCTTGGCATCTAGTTTGCCAATTATCTCTTCTTCAATCGTACCCTCGGCCACTAGGTAGTGGACATTTATACCCTGACCTCCAGTAAAACCATCTCTCCAGAGACGAGCTTCTGCCTGATCCAGGTCTGACGGATTCCAAGGAAACTCAACGAATACAATGTTACTTGCTCCACTTTTCTGGAGACCATCAACACCGGTTCCCATTGATTGCGTATTCCCTATAATCACGTGGCAATCGGGGTCATTAATGAATTTCTCTTTGTTCTGTTCTTTCTGCTTCGGAGAGAGCGTGCCGTTGAAAATGGCACTGTTCTTATAACGCTTGTGCAACTGCTCTACCACTTTCTGGTGTTCCGCAAACACGACTACCTTATCCTCGATATCGAGAATGTTGTCAATGTACTGAAACATATAATCCGTCTTGTAACGTACAGCAAGTTGTTTAAGTTTCTCGAATTTGGTCAGTATCAAGCTCGGATTCTCGTAGATCTCATCCAAGATCACATCCTTAGCTGCTTCGTACTCACCTCGATTATCCATGTGAAGTGGAATAACAGTGCGTACAGGCTGAGGGGGAAGATCTTTCATAATCTCTTCCTTATTCATTACCAAGAGCCCATTATTCCGGAGTTTGATGTTCAGTTCCTTCATGTTGGTTGCACCATCATAAAGAGTTACACGACGACCACCGCCGACATGAATCTGTCGGGGATTGCAATAGCGATTCAGAAACAGCTGCTTCTTCTTGAATACTCCAGGCTTGATCGTGTGCCAGTAAGACCATATCTCACTAGGACGGGATAGGATAGGAGTACCGCTCATTCCCAATACAGTAGGTACGCCTTCGATGATTTCTTTGAAGGCAAAGAAGGCGTTACTGTCTTCATTCTTTAAGCGATGCACCTCGTCTGCAATCACAACTTTGAAGTTCATAGCCGCGAATCTGGCAAGGCGTTTGCTGGGAATCTGTTTGACACGCTTCTGCATCTTGCCATTACGTCCCCTGAACTCAATCTCGTGCTTATCCACAGCCCGAGACAACAGTTCATAGTTGACAACATATATCTTGTTCTTCTTGTATTTCGTTATGGAATCGTCGCCTTCTATGATTTCGATGTTATCCTTTCCAAAGAACTTGGCGTAATCATTCCGGAAGTTAACCTTTACCGGCGCGGGGCAGATGATGAGTGCAGGCAAGCTGTCTTCCATCATCTCAATTTGACTGAGACTTACCAATGTTTTCCCCGAGCCCATGGGCATTCCCAGTACTGAGCGGGTACCATGATACTGAATATACTTCAATGCCTCTTCCTGGAAGGGATAGAGACCATAGGGTTCTACCAGAGGTGGGTAAGATAGCGTTTCTTCTTTCCATTCCTCATTTACGCTATCAACAAAGTCTACTGCGATATCACCGGAGAGATCAAACTGTGCGAGATAAAGCGTTTCTCTATTTTCATGTGTGTCGGGGATTGTCCAGTACTTCGTGCCGGGATCGAAACGGCGACCGCTAATAGATTTGATCAATGCCAGATCGGAATTGAAGGTGTCTCCTCCGAGCTTCAATTGAATCTTGTCGTCTTTGATCCATGCTTTCCTCATCAGTTAGATCTCCTTAAAAGCGCCCAGTTTAGCATATTCTTGAACGTCAATCACTTCCAGTATGGGAGGCCCCATGACATCACGCTCAAAAACAAACCAACCAGTTACCAGAGCGCCAACATGAAACAGCCCATCCGTTCTACTTGGCGTCCTATAATCAATCATTCTATCAAAGACGTAGACGTTAGTCAAGTAATTCCAGAATCCTGTGACATTACGATCATGGGTCCCAAAGTAGTTGACCCGCCCGATAGTAATTACTTTCGGTGCAATCTCCAGACTTTTGCGCACCATTGAGTCCCATTCCGTGAATGGGAAATTGGTCACCACGGCATCGAAGGAATCAGGTTCAATGTCGTAGATATCTTTTTCAGGAAACATACGACTGTAAAGATCAAACCCTACAGCCTTTCCCTTAAATCGAGGATCTTTTTCCAGAGCATCAATAATTGCACCCCTACCGGCACAAGGGTCCACTATCTCGGGATACCCTGAGATCTCTCCGGTATCAAGCAATCGCCATACCAACGAATATGGTGTCTCGTAGAAATCCCCCAGAGGCCGCTGGTGGATGGGTTTCTTGTTGGCGTATGCTTTGTTCTTACATTCCATGTACTATTCCTTCAACTTTGGACAAATATGCAGCACCACTTTGTGGTGACTGGCCATTTCTAAAGGCTGTAAGCCCAATATTGTATGCCATAACTGCATCTTCTACAGTATCCGTCATTTCCACGAGAAAGTCAAGGTGTCGTGCAGCAAGAGTAAGGGAATGCATACCATTGCTAGGATCAAACTTCTGAATATCATCTCCATACTTCTCCACGAAGTAGTCTATATACCTACTATTGAGTTGAGCGAGCCCAATGTCATAGGAACCGTTGTAATTAGGACCTGATACAGCGTCAGCATCCCAGCGGCTCTCGATTGTAATAATAGCATACAAATACATAGGATCATAATCAAAATCCCATTCACGAAAGAATTCTTGGTACTGATTTGGTACCTTATTCACTACAGGGTAGATGGGATTATCTACTACTTCAAACTGTTTGATATCAATATTTCGTAGCTCCTCTGAAATAGGAGGCTCATCAAAGACACCATTATTAAGTGATAAAGATACAAAAAACATACATAAAGATACAAAAACTCGCATATTCACCCCCGAATAACGCCGATTGAATCAAGATATCGCTGTGTTATACTTACATTTGCGTGGTTTAATTTCCGAGATACTACATAAATGTCGGAACTTCCACGGTACAATTGAACCGCGAAGTAGTGCCTGAAACTATGCGCATGATAGACTTCTTCAATTTCTTTCTCATTATACAGATGCTCACAAGACTTCTGTATTTGATGCTGAACAGCTGGTTTTTTGATTTCAGCAAACGGGTACTCCTCAGTCAGATCAAATCCCATCTGTTCTGCTTCTCGCCGTACAAACAAGGGAAACTCTCCCCGGACCTCCTTTCCTTTAGACTGTGCCGTATACACATCGTGGTCCACTTGGATAGTGGGAACAGCCCCGATACGGAACCCGCAGTTCACCATAAGGTATACAGCCATGTATGTTTTTTTGTACGAATTCTTATACTGTGGTTTCTGTGAAACCTGATACTGGTTTTTCAAATACGTCAGGATCTTGGCTACATCCACCTGAGAAGGCACAACCAATTTCTTTGATCGCCCCGTGTCATGGAAGCGTGCTCCCTGGAAGGGGTTGCTTTCTACATACCGCCAACGTACCAGCTTAGACCAGAAGGAAGAGAGCGCAGTAATATGGGTTCTCACGCTATTGGCTGAGTACGTTTCAGTGAGTTCCTGAATGTATTGATCCACAAAATATGTAGAAACCTCTACAGGATTATCTACCTGCTGAAACAACCTTCGAATGGCAGGTTCATATGTCATCTTAGTGTGTTCCCGGAGGGGCAACAGAAATGCTTTGATTGCCTTATCCAGGTCTATTTCTTGCTTTTTCATTTGCTTTTCTACCTGTTTCTTGATCTTTTCATATTCTATATGGCGCAATACCGCGTTAAGTTGTTCCTGAGTAAGTTGTGTTCCGTCCTCTAAAACTACATCACGGCTGACTGCTACGTCTGACATATCCGCCTCCTGGTCTTATAAGATATATCAAACGCAGTCTCATGTCAAGCCAATGGTTTCAGATTCCACCAAGGATTCACCTCGTGGGCATTTACGCGGTCCATTTCCGACTGGGAATACCATATCTGAATACCTTCCTCACTCCTGAGAATGTCTTTCGCTGCATACCGTTTCACCGCTCGATTCATCATCAGCGTCTTCGCAGTAGTCTCGGAGGGGTCCAGCTCGATACCAATCTTCTCCCGAGCATAGGTTATGAAGGCGCGGAACATTTTCTTCTGTGGGTCAAAATGACCCGGTTTCAAATCATCGAATCCATACGAGTTAACGAACTCAACAAAAATATCTACGAACGCGGGAAAGCTTTTCATCGCCTCCAGCCATTCCGGGTACTTGCTGCTGTGTTCATACAGGAGCAAGGTATTGCCATACATGGCTTCATATGCATGCAGTAGGCGAGCAGTGATAGCTCGAATCCGTTGATCCCAATTACCTTTCTCGCTATTGCTGGAAGCCAATATCGTCTTCAGCTTAGTCAATATCTCGGGGAATTCCTTATCCACACGCTGTTCCATATGGCTATAGTTTATGATTGCGGGTACATCTCTGCCTCTGTGAAGCACTTCCCAAAACCATGACCTTGGCTCAAAGTACCCTTCCCTTTGCCCGCGACGGCGGACGGTATAGCAACCCAGGAACCCATAAAGGCTGGTCTCCAACTTCAACTTATCAGCCACGCCTTTTCCCGGTTCGAAGTATTGACGGTACACACCAAGGATCTCCTTGAACCCATCAACGGGGATAGGGGCATGCAGGAGATCATCATTGAGTTCAATATCTGACCACGGCGTAATCGTGGGATAGCGATCAAGCGTTTCCCCGTGAGAAGCCACCACAAGACGCTCCAGGATTGATTTTACTGTCTTGGAGACATACCCGGAATAGTCAAAGCTGTGCTTTGTGAATTTGCGTGAACGGAACTCACCTGAATCAGGGATCTCAGGAAGAGAATTCCATGCCTCGATCACAGGTAGAAATTGTAGTTCTTCATCACTTGCTCTCAGACGCTTCAGATTGCCCTGTGTGGCGTTTGGCACTGGTTTAGGGGTCGTAGTACCGAAAGACGGTTTGGGCACGGGATAACCCCGGTCTCGTTCTGCTGCGTCAATGTTTTCGCGGTATCCCGCATCGTCGGCGGCGGATTTCGCGGAAATTTGATTTAGAATTGGTTCTGCTAGATTTTGGTCAGCCCCTGCCACGTCCCTAGGAAGCTTGCTTCCGTCCCCATCTAAAAGGGCTAGACGCGCAGGGGGATGACCCGTAGGGGAATCCCCCTGAGCGGTCTGCCCGGATTGGGCTTGCCCCAATCCTGTGGTTTCTTCAGGAGGGGTTCCCGATGGGGATGCGCTAGCATCCCCGAGGGCTCCGTCCTGAAAACGCCCTTTTTCAATTTTAATTGAAAAACTTTTATCATTCTTGGTTCTATTATCTGTATCTATCATTCTATTTATTATTATACTTGTCTGTACAGACAAGGGGTATGTCTGTACAGACAAGGGGTCTGCTCGTACAGACATACCCCTTGTCTGTACAGACATACCCCCCCTATCGTCATTTTGGTCGAAACTTGGATCATTTTCAACGAATTCGAATGCACCCCACAGACCCAAATTCACAAGACCTTGCTTGAAATAATGGGACTCTTCCGCTGCTTCTACGAGATCATGAATGACGGATAGCAGAAGGTTCCCCCATTCAGAACCCTGCTTCACTTCCTCATGGTGGAGAGAGATTGCTTCCGCGATCATAAAGAGATTGAGCATATAGGACAGCCTTTCCTTACTGAGTATCCAGAATTTGACGATGCCACCGATATGGGTTCTGTTTTCTGTTTTCAGAGCCCCTAAATCGATAAGAAACTCTTCTGCGGATTCCACTTCAGTACGAGAAACTTCCATCTCTTTCTGCCACCCAGTAATGGATTTGTAGAACTCTCCTCGTGTGTTACCACGAGACAGAGACCATTCATGCCAGTACAGGATACGGTTGACTACCGCCGCTATGGGATAGGGATGACGTTTACCAACGGCAGAGGTGTAGCAGCGCTTCACCATCTTCACCATAGCCACGGTGTCATAGCTCCCGATGAAAATCTCCTTGGCCTTCTTCTTGTCTAAGGTTATGTACTTGAGATCTCGTAATCCCTGCAAGTACGTTTCATTCAGACTGTCGTCCGCAAGTTGATTATTGAAGTCTAACATAGAGAGTCCCCTTTTCGATATCGCTGGTGGGATGCAATTCCAGCACATCCTTTTCTATCGCATCCTGTATGATCTCACGAATCTCTTCCACAGGTATAGGATACATCCGTTTACGGATCAGCTCAAGTGGGATATTCACATACGTGCCCTCTTCCGTTTTCAGAAGCACTTCATCATAGGGCAGACAGTAGGGACTGATTGCCGCCAGGAGAATAGAAATGTTACGTCCATATTCTTGCACCATATCATCTGTTAGTATGAGCGGGTCTCCTGGGAAATCTACTCCTTCTCCGTGTCCACCATATAAGTATTCGTCCATAGTAAACTCCTTTCTGAATTGAACAGTTTATTATTTCCTGATGAAACTGTCAAGCACTACTTGACAGTTTCTCTATTTTATAGTATTCTTCTATTCTAGATTTGGAAGGAGTACTATGACGTTTACAACACTGCAAAAGCGTTTTCAACGACCAAGCGGTGACATCCTCCGCTTGATAAAGGGCATGGATATCGGTGGCAGGAGAGGTTTCTCTAACCGGGAAGTCTATAAGGATTTTTACTCACGTGATGACGCCCTGGTAATTCAGGAGTATCTGGATTGGAAGAAAGAAGACTACATACAGTACATACGTGAATATTTATACCATCACCCCTTTGCCTCTTACCAAGACATTACGGATTTGATTGCTCGCCCTGCCAGCTACACACAATGGATACTTACGGAAATGAGCTATTCCGAAGCTGATCTTGCGGAGACTGATAAGAGTGAGTTGTTTCTGGTGAGTGATTACACAAAGAAACTGCTTGACGAACGAGGCGACCTATGGTAACTTGTATTTATCACGTTGAGGAGGTGAGGTATGAAATTGAAGGTTGGTGATGTTGTTTACCGGAGAAGTTCTTGTTGGTTTGGAAGCTACGACGCATGGAGTAAGGAAACTGTCAAGAAAGTAACGGAAGCAAGGGCCTATACCGATGAGGGGAGTAGTGAGAGATTGTTACGGAAACCGTAGATTACAAAACTGCTGTTGTTGGTATGGTAGCAGTTGATGATAAAGCTTATCAAGCTTATCAAGAACTAGAGGAATTGGTTGAGAGAACTGATCTAATTTCTACAATTGAGTTTATGGATTGGTCTGCAATCTCTACAGAGACTCTAAAGATTGTGGTTGAAAAAGCGCTTGAAGACAAGAAAAATAAAAACCGTAGTAGACGGTAATAATAGGAGAAAATCATGGGAATGGACATCACAGCTGTAGGCGGCGAAGGAAAAAGGAGGAGCAGTCATGATAAAGGTGATGAATCTCGATGGTAGGGGGAGGGGAAAGCAATGAGCAAAGAACGAGCGGAAGTAGATGAATTGCGCCAGCGCAAGAAAGAATTGTCATCCGCCTAATTACAAGCTGATTGAAAAATACAGCAAGGAAATGCATAAGGTGGACGCCCGTCTGTACTTCCTAGAGACTGGTAAAGAGGAGCCGGGACAGTGATTGTAGCGTTTGGTGGAATCAAGAGAGCGGGTAAAGATAGCTTAGCAAAGTTCGTATCGAATAGGTACGGTTTCGAGAAGCGAGCTTTCGCAGGTCCCATTAAGAAAGCTCTTGAAATCATCTTTGACTGGGGACCAGAGGTCTGGGAAGATGATGAGCTAAAGGAAACAGCTGATCCGCGATGGGGTATTTCTCCTCGTCAGGCATCACAGCATTTGGGAACTGAATGGGCACAACTTGGACTGACCCAATCCTACCCTCTGTTCAAAGAGATCACGGGTAAGGAGCTATGGGTCCGTCGAACTTTTTATGATTACGAAGAAGATAAGGATCTCGTGATCAGTGACCTCCGCTTCGTGCATGAGGCTCATGCTGTGAAGGAACGAGGTGGTCATCTCGTACTGGTTTACGGGCGAGGCATTTCACAGGACGGGCATGCCTCGGAAACGAGTGTTAAAGACATTCAGCCCGACTATACCGTTGATAACAGTGGCAGCTGGGCTGAATCTTTCAAACAGGTAGAAAATATTATGACTGATATCTTGCGTGGCGAGACTACAAGGAGTACGCAATGAAGAGGATTAGTTTGATTGTGGTGTTGATGTTAATAGCAGTGTTTACATCGGCTCAGGAGTGGGGAGTGGTTGAAGGAGATAGCTCACGATATATTGTGGGTCGTGCCTTGCAAGTTGAAGGTGCTGTTGGAGGCTCTGAGCCTATCCTGATGTATACTGAGGATAGCGATGGTGACTCCATAGTAATGATTATGTGGGGTGTCGAGACTATTCATTCCGGGACAATGCCTGTTCAGTTTGAGGGAGAGGAAGCACGTAACTGGACTGTGCTGTATTATGAGGAGTTTGTGATAGTAGTTGATCGTTCCCAGTTTCTTGAGGCTATGTTTGAGAAAGATTTTGTGACTGCCGGTGTCCGCAGTGATCGCGGTCGCGTACTTGCGGGGTGGTCTCTGAGAGGTTTTCGCACTGTTTACCGCGAGAAGTGGTGAACTCTATAGCTCTTACAGAGTAAAGAGTTGGGAAGTGTTCCCGAAACAGATTTCGGGAACATAAGAAAAAGAAAGCTTGGTCAGTGTAAAATAAGACTATAAATCGCTCCCGTAGGGAGGATTAAATCATACATAGGAGGTGGCGCTTATGCGTACCGGAATTACAGTAGGGGACTTCTTTGGGAGTGTCTACAGCGTGGGATACCCCACAATAGCAGATGGAGCTTGGAATAGTGGATATACTATTACAAGCTATCCGTGGGATAAGGGTAAAGTTTTTGATAGGAATCCAGTCAACCATGACGATGTAATCACACGATTGGAGCAGCTGATTCAGAAGACTGGAACCCCGTGGGATAACGTGAATGGGTTTCCCCCGTTCAATGTGGATCTTCACTCCGAAACTGGAGCAGTGAGATTCCAGTTTGCTCTATCGGGTGTCGATCCCGATACCGTGCAGATTCAGTTTAGTGATAACAAGATCTGGCTTGTGATTGATAAGCAGGAAGACGAGGAATCAGTCTGGAAGCCGATCAAGCACAAAATCAAAGGTTCCGTTTCCGGTAAGTACTACTATGAAATGGATCTGGAAAAGTTCGATTACGAGAAGTCGGAGGCGAAGTGGAAAGAGGGAATTCTGGAAGTAGTTGTACCTCTCCGAGAAGATCAGAGACCGTACACGCTCAAGGTTTCCCGTTAATGATCGACATTCAGATACCGTTACCGCGCTAGTTCTATAGCCTAGGGCCCATTAGCTCCTAGGCTTTTCTTTTGGTATCGGTAAAGGAACGGCTTGTTTATCATGTGGATTCAAGTACGTTCTCTCGCCGCACATTTATGCGGGGTAGATCGGTTAGCTCAACGAGTAGAGCGGCTTCACCAGAAGCAAGGACGAGAGTGCAAGTCTCTCACCGGTTATTTCAGATACAGCTATCAAGAAATACTTGACAAATGCAAACTACATATGTTACATTTGTTCATAGAGGAGTACACATGACAGTAAAAGATTGGATTAGAGAAAATTATGCCGAACACGGTAGAGAATACGTAGTCAGTGGTATGGAGGAATGCCGTAAGGTCACGGCCCATAACTCCAGTGCCAGCACTTGGGACCGTCAGGTGCGCCGTGTGATCAGGGATATGGAAGGCAGTCATCCAGAGCCAGAGGAATCATTTGAAGTCAAGACGGTAGAGGATGCACTGAGTTACCACGATATCCCGGAGCATATGCTTGAATTAAGCAAAGTTCGGGTGAATACGTGGGGAAGCGAGACTAACAGGAATCAGCAGGTTCGTCTTGATCTCAAACCCAAAGATGAAACGTTATCACCTCAGATGTGGGCAAAGGCTTTCAAAACCGCCTTGAAAGAGATCACACCGCTCAGGAATAAAGCACATCCTGATCGAAACAAAGACTTGATGCAGGTGATGTCAATCCCTGATATTCATTTCGGTAAGATGATAAGTGCCTCTACTATTGGCGGTGCGAATGCAAAGGATTACAATCCAGACATTGCCGCTATCACCCTCAGTGACGCCGTGTTGTCACTTTCCAATTCTATCATCCCGCAAGATACAGCAGAGATAGTATACCCACAGGGAGAAGACACTTTTAACGTAGATAACTTGGCGCGAACCACAACTGCGGGAACCCCACAAAACAATTCCGATGTATATGATATGATCCGGATCGGTATCCGTACACTATTTGAAACAATCGAATACCTTTCTGAGTATTCTAATGTACGGATTCCCATTGTAAGTGGAAACCACGATCACCTGCTATCCCATATGGTGGGGTTGATATTGGAAGAACGGTATCGTCATGATAACAGAATTACGGTTGAATGTTCTCCCGTTCAAGAGAAAGTGATCCATTACGGGAATTCCGCGATTTTCTTCCAGCACGGTACCCGGATCAAGCCCAAAGACCTAGCCTGGCGGTTGGCTACGAAGTATCCTCATATTTGGGGAGCGACTATCCATCGCTATGCTTTCAGTGGACATTTTCACCAGAGCCATTTCAGTGATGAACAAGGTGTAATTGTCAGCTATTTACCCGCTCTTGTTCCCACGGGTTCATGGGAAGATGCCATGAATTATTTCAGTGCTCGCCAGGCTCAGCTTCATACGTTTGATAAGGAGAGAGGTCGGATATTGACTGCTTATTACACTCCTGAGTGACAGACGGAGCGGTATATTCCAGCGGAGGGGTATAGGGAGGGGTATTAGGCACTTTTCGAAAATGAGTTTCAATCCCGGTTCATTTAATCGCCGGGTTCTTCAGGCCACGGGGCTACCTCCTCTCCCCGTGGCCTTTTCTTTGTCCACCTTGCCTACCTAACGATAGGTAGGTGGTATTTGTTAGGCAAGGTAGACGTATGACTTTTATGTTGTGGTTAGGAGGAAAGTCTTAGATCTGGGGTATCATCGGAGTATAGTCTTGTGTGGGCTCGTATAGCCTCTTCAGCTTTCTTTTGTATATGAAGTGCTGAGAGGTAGGTGAAGTCGACGATAGATGTATGATCAGTTACTGGAACAATTCTTATTTCCATTGGCCCCTCCCTCTTACCATTGCTGATCCAATCATCATATTTCATAGCACATTCTAGGAATAGTGAATTCTCATTGATGCTTACTACTTTTCCAGTGAGCGATGTAAGGATCTTGATGTCATTGTAATATGTAATCGTAACAAGATCATGTTGGCGGGCTGATTTCAATTTGTCAGGAATACTCAAGGTGTTTCGGTCGTCCATATCCAGGACTCCTTTTTCTATCGGATGTTGAAAAGCATTATATCAAATCGGAAGGTCTGAAAAGTTCTGCCAAAATTTGATCGATCAAAATTTCCGCAAAAGTAGGGGAATTTCCCTTGACCGACCGCTGCCAATCGACCCCGGCCCTCTCCACTGGATTTGAGATTTCTAATCCAGTATATCCAATATCTCCAATTATAATATGTAATCGTTTGCCTCGGGTACCCCGTACAAAAAAACTCTAATTGAGATAGTTTTGTCAGTTTTACCGTGTCCCGGCGTATCCCTTCTATCACTACGTCAATTAACGTAGTACATTCTCAAAAAAAGTAAAAGATGTCCATTTTTACATGAAAGCGTTTCCTAATTATTTCACCGGCAGAATGAACTATCTATTTCTCTAATATCTCTAAAAATTCAAAAAGACAGTCCTCCCCCTTCTTACTTAGCTGGCGGCTACTGTGGTCTCACCGTCACTCTACTCTTATAAGATACCATATCCGGGTATTCCCGTCAAGTAGTTTGTCGGAATTTGTCGGAAAAAGATCGTGAAAGTTTTTGATCGTATTGCTTGCCACAAAATAGGTGATATGGTATTTTGATTGTAGAGGAGATAAGGAAATGAACACAAACGTTGACATGGTATTGTGGGAATTGGAAGGTAAGAATGAATTCTTTGATATTGCGGATTGTAAGGAACCGGGATATCGTACTGACAAGCGTTATCTGTTAGCAGACTTGAATAACGTGAGTAGTGAGCACCAGGAAATTCTAGAACAAGAATTCTATCTTGCGTTTGACGATGAATGGGTTACGGACGGTAACGGGAATTGTTACCGTTGTCAACCGGATAGTTACGGGTGGCAACCGTCTTTTGAGATTATTGATGGTGAAGTAGTAGGCGTGGAAGATCTAGTTTCAGATCCTATTGAATTTTCAAAATGGATAGATGAAAATTTTGTAGACCTTCCCGATAACGCTATCAATAATCGCCTTATTACGGATGAAAGTCTGGAAACGGTAGCAGAACGTGTTAAAGGTGATTTTGAAAACGGATGGTATGGTGTCAACGATGATCCGAAAAAGATTCTCAAATTCTTCCAGGGTACGGGACGGGAGGGTCTCTTTTTCCGAGTAACGGGGGTCTCACAATTCAATATGCATTTTGAATTGTGGCAACTGATTTATGGCCGATGGTAAAATTTGGAGGGAGAACGGTAATGGCAAGACGAGGGCCGAAGTTGAGAAAAGATACAAAATTTGGTAAATGGAAAATAATGTCCATTTTGGAATCTAAACCGGATGCAACCGTGTCAGATATCCAGGAACGGATAGGCAAAAAATCATCCCTTATCTATAACACGTTGTATCGTCTGGAACGGGACGGCTACGCAGTAAAGAGTACAAAAGAGCGTGAGGGAGTACTCACTAAATCTATCGTGTACGTGTACAATCTTACACCGGATGGTGTATTGTACTTGCATGCTCTGGAATCGGGAATTACAGAATTGTAGAGGAGATAAGAAAATGAATAAACAGGAATTGGAGACTGCGATTAAAGAGGTTATGGGACGCGCTATGGATTTTCGCGATAAAGTGCACGATATCATTGCGGACCCGGACGCCAGTCTTTTTGAGGATGCATACTGTGATATGTTGAATGAAACGGTAGAGGAATTCATGGGTATGTATGCACCATCCCGGACCCTAAAGGCTGTTGATCCCATAGCCTATCGCGTGGGACTATTAGACTATCTTGACGGAATAGAGCCCCCGATGATCGTCGACGTTTATGAGGATCAAATAGGGGAATCACTAACGGATACATGGAGTGAATTTGTAGAGGAGCGGGATGATCTTTTTGCGGAATTTGAGGAAATGGAAGATCTTGACGATGCTAGCCGTGATCGCTTGGATTCAATGCTTAGCCGCCTTTCCGAGGTAGTGCAGGACATAAGTGAGGAGCTGATGCTATGATTGTCGCTAAAAAGAATTACCGAAACACTTGACAAGAAATAGGTGATATGGTATCTTGATTGTAGAGGAGATAAGGAAATGCGGGAAGTAATTCGGGAAGTAATTAGAGTTGTTACGGTAGACGGTAAGGAACACAAGTCGGAATGGGAAGCTCGCCACCATTTAGACAATCGTATTTCGGACCAATTATCCCGGCATGCATCCGAAATAGTAGCGATTGGCAGCAAGTATCAGGATATTAAAGACTACTTGCTTGACCATCTTGACTATTTCAAGTCAATCCAGGAATTACGGGAAGACCTGGAAACGGTTGAGCGGGTATGTAGAGGAGACAGTAATGACTACTGAAATGGATAAATACGGTCGCGTAGATATGCATGTATGGTATACGATGAAATTTTTTGAGGATGATCCCATTCGTAAAACTGAAATTCGTGAGAACATATACACCATGAATACTATGCATCCTACCACGGTACATAATTCCGGTGTACACCGGTGGGTAACCTGTTTTCAACGGGATAATCGTTTCCTATCGCTCCATATTAAAATTACAGAGCCTAACAATTCCGACAATGTTTTTGAGACGTATCAGTTGACACGAAATAGGTGATATGGTATCTTGATTGTAGAGGAGACAAGGAGACGAAAATGGAAACTAGAGTTATTCGTGTATACGAATTCCATGAGTTGCACCCTACAGTACAGGAAAACGTGATTAATAGCTATCGAGATATCAATACAGACCACGATTGGTGGAATTTTGTTTATGAGGATGCTATCAACATCGGTCGGATTCTCGGAATTTCGATAGACAAGATTAATTTTTCTGGTTTTAGTTCACAAGGGGATGGTGCGCATTTTATAGGCAAATATACCGGCTATGAAAAAGGTAGTCGTGATAATATCCGCGACTATGCGCCCCGTGACACCGATTTACACGGTATTGCGGATGATTTGTATGATTTGCAGCGACGTAATTTTTACACGTTGACGGCGGATATTGAAAGGGATTACAGTTGCCGATATGAGCATCCCGGAGCCATGGATATAACACTACACCGATATACCCCTATGGGTTACGAGATAGACGTATCTAAAGAATGTTATGATGCGTTTTGCGGTATCATGCGTGATTTTGCGAATTGGATATATTGCGCCCTTGAACATGATTATTGGTACCTGACTAGCGATGAAGCGATACGGGAAACAATAGAGGCTAATGATTACAGATTTTTTGCTAACGGGGAAAGGGAATAAAAAAGCGAATGTATGCAGTATTGTCAGGCGAAGGCGACAACGGAACTTGGCGCATGATCGAGGCGACCGAGCGTGGCATTAAGCGCATCTTGACGATAGCGCGTAATGGCGGCGACCGTTGGGCGCACGCGTACTACAAGCCGCACGGCATCGGCGATGTTGGTGTTGACGTTGAGACCGGGAGTGCCCGAGGTGGCGTTTTCGTTGGCGACCGTCGATATTGGGAGGCGTAGCCCTAGTGGGCCCGGGCGGACGCAATCCCCGCCCTACGCTATCGGTCGCGCGTACGTGAATCATATGCACGATTTTTTGCTAACGGGGAAAGGGAATAATGGAAAGGATAACTATTAAGCGATTGGAAGAA